GGGTAACGTTACGTTTAATCGGCTCCGGACAATGCTATAAGCTCCGGGGCCGATTTAATGTAACGTTGATTATGCGCTGCGCCGTCGATCTCGAATCCCATGTCATCAAGACCGCCGAACTCTACGCCCCAGGGCGCAAGGGTTCTGACGCGGTTTCGTGGATCCTCGACGACTACCCCCGGCTTGTTGCTGAGATCCGCGATCTGCGCCGCCGGGTAGCACAGATTGATTCAGAGGCCCACGCCCTGGACGTTCGCCTAGCGGCGCTCCAAGAGGCTTGCCGGTCTATTCTTGATCTCTAGTTTTTAAGCCGACCATTGCGCGCAGTTTGTCCTCATCAGCCTGTAGTGCCGCTTCCTGCACGTTCATCGTGAGCGCTAGGTATTGCCACATAAGGTATACGCCGAACGACCACGCCTTTGCGGTTTCCGAGTTTGTGTCTGTAACCTTTTGGACTGTCCGCACCTGGTCAAACGCTGCTTCGGTCAGTTTTCGGTAGCTCAGGCCTTTCGACGCTTTTTCGTTACGTTGCGTCAATAGCTTCTCCAGCTGCTCAACTCGCTTTTCTGCTGCTTTGCAGCGCTCCGCCAGCTCCTGGGCAATGGCAACTACTTCTTCGTATGGCACTTGGTGCTTGTCCGATTTTTCGTAACGTTGCGCTTTCTGTCGCTCCCTGTACGCTCGCTGTTTCTCGGCGGGCGTCATCGCCTTTCCGGTAGCAGGGCGCCCGCGCTTGCGCTTGGCTGGCTGCTCGTCCAGGGGGAGGGCTTGGGTTTGCTTGTCTGCTGGGTCGATCATGGCGAAGGGTCCGTTTCGTTGTCCGTGCTCTAATTATAGTAACGTTACCGTAAATGCACTAATTGCATGTTGCTATCGGACCCGCACGTACCATAGATATGGTAACGTTACCTTAATTCATCCTCGAGCTCGCCGCTCGCGGCGATTAGTCGCCTGCACGCCCTGGACTGACCGCCTCGTCGTTACCGCGACGATACCCGCGCAGCGGCCGATCTCCCCTCAACGAAAAAGCCCCCGACTGCCTCAACGGCTCGCCAGGGGCTTCTCGCGATCTTCGTCCTACTGTCCCGCCACCAGCTCAACCCGCGCCCCGATCTGCCCAAATGGAACAGCTCCTGGGTAACTCTCTGCCGCTCTCCCAGGATCATCAGCACCGCCGACGGTTAGGTCACGATAGTTGCGATGGTTCAGCCGTGCTTTTACAGCAGCCGGTACAGCGCGATTCCGACCGCCACTACTGCCATTGCCACCCCGGTCCAGAAGTTGTCGCTACGGGGCTTTTTCCAGCCTTGCTGAGGCTGTTTTAGCGGCTTGCTCGGCTTCTGCTTTCGCTCGTTGAACCAGTCTCTGTCTTGCAATCCCATGACGCTCTCCCTGGCTGAATGGGGTGGGGGTGCTGTTACACCCCCACTTCGGTATGGATATCCGTACTACTCGACCTCTATCACCACGTCCCCCGTGGTGCTGATCTGCACATAAGGCACTGATTTATCGAGGATTTTGTGCACCAACTCGCTGTCGCGCATCGGCGGCATGCCGCGCTTTACCAGTAACTTGTTGATTTCTATGCATTTTTGCCTGATGGCCTCTTGCTCGGCGTTCGTCAGGCGGATCGTTGCTGGCATTTTCGTTTGGCCCATATTGACACCCATCAATCAGCATACGTGCATGCATGTGATTTGTGTTGACGTATGCAAGTTCACGGGTATACATTCCGCGCCAATGTGATTTGCATGCATGCATGCAACGGGGGCAGGGATGTTTATCGATTGGCTTAGCGTCACACAGGAACATGACCACGACTTGCCCGTGGTCTGTGACGTATTCCGCCAAACCATCGATGCTCACACCGGCGAGGTTCTTGCGACCAGCCAGCCGCGCTTCCAGCATGAAGCCAGCTACAGCACTGGCATCAACCTCAGCGTTCAGGGCCGCAAAATCACCATCGAGGGCAATCCCTCACGCATCGGCCGCATCGACAACCTGTTCGGCCATACCACCATCGAGCAGTGCATTACCGTCTACAACCGCATCCTTGATCTCTACGGCCTGCCGCACTTCACCCGCTGCACTACCCGCAGTCTTCGTGATGGCTGCTCAGGCGCTAATGTCGGGGATTGGATCGCTGACGGTGCCGTCGTCACCATGATCCATCTCACCTCGAATGTCGGCGTAGGGAAGGGCAACCAGCTCGACTACTTGCGCGCCGTCTCGGGCGTTCGTCTTGGTCGTAACGCTGGCTTTCTGTACCCCAATGGCCGCACGGTCACGTGGACCACTCAAGGGGCAGGGAAGGGGGCTCGCCTCCAATATCGCAAGGCCTATGACAAGGCATGGGATATCGCTGACAAGCTAATTCCGGCGATGCGTCGCCAGTTTGGGGATGACTCACGTGAGCTGGCATACGCCAACCAGCTTCACGACTACTGCCAACACGAAGGCGTGATCCGATTCGAACAGGAACTCAAATCAGAGTACCTGGCCCGCGAAAACCTCCGCTATTGGGGCCTCATCGACGAAAGCCGTTTCCAAAGCATTCACGGCGAATTTCTGGCCCTCGACTCCCGACTCAAGGTGACCGCTATGGACCTCGCTTCCGTGTCTGAGCAGCTGATGCTCGAAAAGGTCGTGGACACAGTCCGCGCCGCGAACACTACCGCCATGTATGCCATCCAGTGGATGCACGGGCAGCGCCTCGATTTCAGCAAGTCGCAGGTCAAGACCCATGCCGCGCGCCTCAATCGCATTGGCATCGATATTCGTTCGCCCTTCGACATCACGCGCAATTCCCTCGTGTTCGTCCGCGACGCCCGCGAGGTCACTCCGGTCAAGAACCTCACGCCGCCGAGCTGGTACGAGCGGCCGAACCACCTGAGGGCCGTCGCATGAGCCCTATTTGGTACGACATTGGCGCAGGGATCTGTCTCGGATTTCTGCTCGTCGGCGCCGCAGCTTTATGGGCTGCACGCAAATGATCGCCGCGACCTGCTCCCTGCTGGCCACGCTGGCAGGTGCTGCCATTGCCCTCTACGCCGTTCGCCTGAGGTTCCGCCCATGACCCTAACTGTCAGCTTTCAAGGCACAGCGCTCAGCGCCTCCCAGCGTCGAAGCCTCCAGCTCCGCCAGCAGGTGCAAGCCTCCATGAAAGCAGCTCCATCGATCCTGCAGGAGCTGGACGAGATCGACCGGACCATCGATTGGGAGGCCCGGCGCTACTGGAACCTTGTGGCCGACTTCAAGCGTTACGGCCAGCTCGAATACCGCCAGAACGGTACGCCATGGGTAGGCGACGCCTTCGGCCATTAACCCGCTGACGGGCACACCGCCTCCAGCTCACAGGGCCACAAAGCCCGCACATTAGGAGAAACACCATGCCCTTCGTATACCTCGGCATCACTCGCGACGCAGGCACCTCGAAGAAGACCCAGAACGCCTACGACATCTTGGTCGTGCACTACGCCGTCGACGCTGCACAGTCCACGCGCCCAGACCGCAAGCAAGCCATCGGCCTGGAGCCGCAAAGCCTGCCCATCGCACCCGAGGCAGTCGCCCAGTTCCAGCGCGTTGAGCCGCTGTCCGCCGTCAACTTCGAGTTCGAACCGGACCCCCGCAACATGCAACGTAACCGTGTTTGCGGCGTGAAAGTAGCGCCCAAGTTGGCAGCCGCCGGAGCCAACTAACCATGTATTACGTCCAGGGCTATGACGAAGACGGTGCACTCGACGATGAAGAGTGCGAAACACTCGAAGAAGCCGAGCAGATACTCGATCAGATGGTTCTGGACGGCGCGACAAAAGTTGAAGTTCTGAATGGCTACGGCGACGTCATCTTCGAACATGACGAAAACGAAGCCGAATACGAATAACGGAGTAACAACAGTGGATTGCACCGCACAACTAACCGCTGAATGCGTAACTACGGTGTTTTCTGCTGGATTTTTTCTCACGGTCACGTGTTGGGGCCTGGGAATAACCCTCGGCGCTGCTATTGGCGTCATTCGCAAACTGTAAAGGAGTAATAAGCATGGCTGATATTTTCGCGGCTGTAGACCTTGCCACCGTCGCCACCTGGGTTGGTTCTATCGGCGTCCTCATCATCGGTATCGCCATGGCCTTCAAAGGCATTGACCTTGGCAAGCGTGGCGTGAAGAAGGCCTAACGGCCATCTTCGGGGAGGGGGCTTCGGCCCCTTCATTCATTATGGAAGAAGCGCAAATAGCACTTACTGCAGCGGACTTGGCGATGCTCGCCTATTCGCTCGTATTCATTGGCGGAGTATTCGGCGGATGGGCATTCATTACTGGAGTAAATCAGCGGTTTTAATCCTGGCACTAGCCACCTTCCAAACTGCCCATTCGGCAACTCAAGTTTCGACGCCCACGTCCACATTCACCAACATCATGAACGCCGCTCAAAGCGCAATCGGCTTGCCATATGGCGATGCCGCGTTCTTTGGTCCCGAATTCACGGCTCAGCATACAGCAGGCTCCAGATTTACAGCTGGGCAGTCACTTCCATCATCTGGCACGCCGGGAAAAGTCCAAGTGGCGATCAAGCCGGTGGTTACGATCAACGCTGCTAAGGTCGGCAAGAGTATTGCGGGCGCCATCAAGGGAGGTGGTGTCCCCGGCATAATGGGTCAGGCCGCTGTTATGTGGGCCATCAATCAAATTCCCGGTGCCGAGATCGTAAATAATCAGCCTGTAATTATTACGACTGGCGATCCGGTCTCCCCGTCAGCGCCTACAGACTACGGCTGGAAACCGTCATATAACAGAATTATCGAGAGCAAGTACGCGTCGCCGGACCTTGCGTGTAAGTCGCTGTCGGCTGCAATCAATGCGCAGTACAACTCCTATATGCGAGCCGTATACAAAAACGCCCGCCGCGAGAACGACGGCTATTTCTCCTGCTTCTATCAGGAGCAAGTGCGTGCCTCATTTCAAGACCCTTGGGTCGATTACAAGGACCCGACAAACTTCCTTGGTTGGCAAATTGGAGCTGCCCGCGACGGCGCCCAGTGTCCAACAGGCACAACCTATGATCAGGCGACCGGAACATGCCGCGGCGCTGCGTCTACTGTGCCGTTCAACGACCAGAACTACTCGGACTTGGAGGAGGCCATAGCCTCCGTAAAAAACTCGGATTGGCTGCGCGACCTGACAAAGGCAAAGTGCCAGGGCGCTCTATCTCCAGAGGCCTGTTATCAGGACCTTGTCGACCGTCGCCCAAACCATGGCCCTTCCAGCCAAACTACGCCGCCAGTGTCGACGACAGCAACGAAGACCAATCCAGACGGCACCACTACAACAACCACCACGACCGTCCAGAACAAGTACGACTACACATACACCCAGAACAATTTCACCTATCGGACGACAACAACGACCACGACCACGACCGATGGAAAAACAACTACCGAGGTCGTTTCAGATACAACCGACCCAAATACCCCACCTTTCAAGGAACCGCAGTCTGAAGATTCAGAAGAGCCCATCGAGTTCACAGACTCCGAATTTCCGCAGGTCACACCCTTCTACGAACAGAAGTACCCTGGCGGCCTTTCGGGCGTATGGAATGATGTCAGCGCAGATATCGGCAACTCTGCGTTCATTGGGTTTCTTAAGTCGTTCGTTCCTACATTCTCTGGTTCCTGCCCTGCTTTTGGCTTGTCATTCAATATTGCATCGTGGGCAAACTACGGGTCCGTCTCCTTTTGGAATATGTGCTGGATATTCGACTTTATAAAAATCATCATGCTCGTGACGGCAGTGTTCACGGCACGGGCTCTAACTTTCGGGGGTTAACGTATGGAAGCTGTCGGAAGGTTCTTCACAGCTATACTCGCCAAGTTTGTCGGCGCCGCTCAGTGGTTTCTCGCCGTGTTCAAGCAGATATTTATCGATCTGTGGAATATCGCCACTGACGCGGTCTGTTGGCTATTTGAGGGGCTAATGTCTATAGCTGTTTCAGCGCTTAATGCCATTGAAGCGCCGTTTGATCCGCAAACCTATTACAGCCTGATCCCGCCTGAGACTGTGCAAATGATGGGCGCAATCGGTGTAACCCAGGCCATCACTATCGTAGTCGGTGCCCTGGTAATTCGGTTCACGCTGCAAACTATCCCATTTGTTCGTTGGGGGTCGTAATGATCAACTTGATGCTCGGCCAGCCTGGTGGCGGCAAGTCACACGAAGCCGTTGTTTTTCACTTGCTTCCCGCTTTGAAGCAAGGGCGCAAGGTCATTACCAATCTTGCCCTGGTCATGGAGAAGTTCCAGACGTATTTCCCGGAATACTGCCACCTGATCGAAATACGCGAGCCGTACACCGAACGCTATATCGACCCAAAGACCAGGGAGGAGGGCAGCCGGCTCGTTCGTCCCTTTAGCCAGGAAAGCCACTACGGCGACCCATGGCGGCAGGAGGGAACCGGTACAGGCCCGCTCTACATCATCGACGAATGCCACCTCGCGCTTCCGGTTCGTGGCACACCGGTCGAGGTCGAGGAGTGGTATTCCCTGCATCGCCATGAGGGTGCTGACGTCCTGTTGATCACTCAGAGCTACGGCAAGATCAACCGGGCGATCCGCGATCTCGTCCAGGTCGTGTACCGCTGCAAGAAGGCAACTGCGTTCGGCACGAATGACCGCTACATCCGCAAGGTGCAGGACGGGCTACGCGGGGAGGTCGTCAATACCTCTATTCGCCAGTATGAGAAAACCTATTTCGGATTCTGGAAGAGTCACACAAGGTCGTCAGCTGCGGCGGCAGAACTCGAAGCTAACGATATCGTTCCGATCTGGAAGCGTTGGCCGTTCAAGGGCGCAGCCCTTATGTTCATCATCGCCACCTGCATGATCACCTGGAACCTCAACCGCGATTCCGCCAAAGCGCCTCCGCGAGTCAAAAGCCCTGAGCCAGCCGCTGTTGCCCAGGCTCAACAAGAGCCCGCCGCACCTGTTGTCGAAGTGGCGCAGCCACGCGGACCGGAACAGCAGCTACACCCGTACCAGGGCTATCAGCTTTTCCTCTCCGCGCTGATGAAGGGTGATCGACCGGATCAAGATGGTAATTCCCGGCCATACCTCGCCGGATATATCACCGTCGCGCAAAACGGTCAGCCGATCCGGCAGGTGTCCTTCCGCGACCTGACCGACGCCGGCTATACGATTACCTACGAGTCGCCGACCGTCATCGGCCTTGAGTACAAGGGCTATGACCTGGGCTATGTCATATCCGCGTTGCCGACCGTATCACTCGCCGGCAAGACCCCTGACAAGGCCGCAGGCGGATAACTGGGGGGAGTCCGCTTGCGGACGGGACCCGGTTTCCGCCAAGGCCGCAGGCAGGACCACTCCGCCGAATGAACCGTAATCGCCATCCAGGCAATGGAGCAAAACCATGTTCAGCATCTTTCGACACACGCGCTGCGGTTGGTGCAGCGTTTTGTACTGGAATCCGCCGCAATGGCCCGCGAAGGCCTGTCCTCGTTGTCGCAAGCCTACCTAGGGGGCGCTTCGCATAATGGAGATTACGCAAATGATCCTTAGCTATGAGCTGATCGATAACCCTGGGTACGAATACGAAGAGGAAGTGGAAACGCAGTTCGATGCTTGTGTTCGCCTCCAGGCAATTGAGCCATTCTGTACTTGGTGGGCGCTTTCGTTCGACAACGGCGACACTGTCATGTCGTCTTAGGCGCTTCGCATAAT